CTGCTGTGTTCCTCTTGATTTCGTTATTCCAAGAAAAATAGGTTCATTGCCGCCTGTGGCTCCGTCAATATATAACAACTGTTCGTTAGCAGTAGAACGCACAATAAGATTTGCATTTTTTTCTTCTGTACCAATAACAGTTTGTTCATGTAGTTCTATAGGATCTACATCATGGCAAACAACTTTATATCCTACGTCCATTATATATGTTTTCCTAATTCTGTAAATGTTTTTCTAAAGTCTGTTCCACGACGTTCGTCTAATACTCTTAAATAATCTTGTAGTTGAGGCAACTTATTAGACCAATCTTCGCTCATCATATATTCTACTATACCTTTGAATCTCTGTTTCCCCATTGCATGTTGATTCCACTCAGTATTAAATTTTTGACTATCAATAAATCTTTCAATATTATCCTTAGCAAATTCTTTATACTCTTGTGGTAATACTCGTACATTCAAATAACTTGGAAAATATACAAGGTGTGTTCCAATAAGACCGCCACCAAAAGGTAATACATTAATATTATTAAACTTTTGCTCTATTTTCCATTCAGCAAGTTCGTGTATGTATGCTACATTTAACAACTGTACTGCACAAGCCATATTAACTCTAATATTAGATCCTGCGTTATCTAATTTATGTAAGTTTGCACTTACGTCTTGCCATTTACTAGGATAGCGTATATAATCATTCTTATCTCCGTATGCATCAATACTAAAGTTAAATGTTACTTCTTGAAAGTGTTTCCACAATGCAAATAGTTTATCAGGTAGTTCTAATCCATTACTGTTATAACGTATACAAATATTTTTACTAAAGCCGTTGTCAACCATAAACTCTAGTATAGCATAATGCTCTGGTATTAGTAAAGGTTCTCCGCCAGCAAAATATAATTCTTTAATGTGTTGTGACTGGTCTTTCATAGAATCGAGGAATGATCCTTTCTTATACCAAGTATAATCAAAATCTTGATCCCAACTTTGTTCTGCAATTAAGTCTTTGTTTTTGTATTTAGGTTTTTGTAGCTTCCATTCTTTAATCCAACTACTTGAATCATGTGGACTACACATTACACACTTTAATTGGCACAAGTTACCAAGGCGTAAATCAAAGTAAGGAATGTTAACAGGTAAGTTACCGTCTGCATCTGTTTGATCTACAATGCTATCAATATCTAAACGCTTTTCCCACACTTTAGTTTCCCATTGGCGCTTACTTACAATACCCTTTTCCTCTTCTGCAAAACATTTACGACAACTTGCAGGTACTTCGTCATTTAGCATTTGCAATCTTGTATTACGCATATGTTCACTGTTCCATACTTCTTCAATAGTATGGTCACGCATGTTCATAGCAATACCGTCCTTTTTAACAAGGCCTACTGTTTTGTCATCTTCAAGTCCAGCACCTGATGCATTAGCAGTACAGCAAACTCTAACGTCACCATTAGGGCGTGTTGCTAAGTGTATCCACGGTAAAGGACAAAACGTCTTACGCATGTTCATGCCTTTCAAATTGTGCATTCATTTTGTCAAAACTTCCACATTGTTTTGAACATTCTTTTAATCCTGTACTAGTCCAACAACTACTAATTTTATTAAAGAAGTTACTATCAAATATTTCTTTCAATGACTGTGTGTGCAAGTTAGGAAATTCTTTAATTTTTATCATATAATCTATTTTTGAATGGGCATGTTGTGGTAACCATTCTAAATCTAACCAACAGCACGGACTAACATTTCCATTAGCACTAATATACATTTGCTTATCTTCAACTGCTTTACAATTAATAGTTGGTAATGTTTCGTTCCTAGCTTTTTCTGCTGGTGCAATCATTTCTAAACTTTTTTGCGATGGTAATAGTGTATGTGTAACATTATAGTTGTCATCTATTACATCAAACTTACCATCTTTAAATCTTGTAGTATGCTTAATGCTAAATCCTTTAAAGCCTAAGTCTTTGCTTAACTGTTCACATGCATCTACTTGATGTTCATTGTGTTTGAATACTAACATATCCCAACGTGCATCACCGCCTGCACCTATAAATGCTTGTGCGTTTTCTAAAATTTTCTCATAGTTTGTACTAATTCTATATAATGAATGAGTATCTCCTAATCCGTCAATACCAAATACAATTTTTACTCCTACATCTGCTAGACCTTTAAACCAATCTGGTGTTCTAGCACTTCCGTTAGTGTGCATTTGCAAAGTCATAAAAGGATTATGCTTACGTAGATATTGCATTATACCTAGTGTATCTTTAGCCATGATAGGGTCGCCTAGGTTTCCGCACATACTAAGAAACTTTAATTGCTGTACAAAACTTATTGGAAACCATTCAGTAAACATTTGGTAACTAATTTCTGTAAGATCTAATCCTTCAAGTAATGGCCCACCATGTAACCGTCTTGGACACATAGGACATTTTGCTTGGCATTTAGAAGTTACTTCTAAATGGATTGCTGTTACGTCTTCGTAATTATACATCTTTTGTTCCTATGATCATAAATCTTTTATACTTTGTTAATTGTAATTCTTTTGCAACTTCAACATTTAACTTTGATTTCTTTACAAACTCGTCTAGCGTTTCGCTACAGTTAACATGTTCTTCTAATTCAGAATAGTTATTAGATTGTAAAACTATCTTTGTACCCTTTGGTATATTATTTAACCATTGCATATATTGTTCTGGTGTAATATGTTCGCAACTTGTATTAATAACAAAGTAAGGACTAGTTGTATATTCGTAACTACACATATCTCCTGTAACTGCTTCAAACATACCTTCCATTTCTTGTCGTTTATTTACTGTACTTGCAATTTTTTTACAAACAGGATCAAGGTCTACACTTATAATATGCTTAATACCAATCTCACTATTGAATAGCATATTTGCTAACACACCATTCCAACCACCATGTATAACAGCATTAGCATTACTAATTGTTTTAGCTTTTGCACTTAGAGATTCAACTAACCAAGTTTTAGACTCTAGTTGTCCACCCCAGAAACTTTCTAAGGTACGGCTTCTATCATCGCTGTTGCGAATAGCGTCCATCCAAAACTTAATATCTTTAATATCTATTTTCATAATTCGTTAACTAACTTATCAAAGGCTTCTTCACCTAATACATTGTATAATACTACTACTAAGAATATAAACCATAATAACCAAAACACATAATAGCCTAACTTTGTCCATCCTAATCCTAGTATTTTATATACTGTTGGCATAGGCAAATACTTTTCAAATAATGTAGTAATATCCCATACAAATTTAAGCATAAAAATCCACATCAATGCTCTAACGTATTTGTTCTTTATATCAGAAACTTTAAAGTTTGCTTGTGCTTCTTTTACTTTTTTATCATGCGCCTTATAGCGTTCCCATAACTTCTTCATAGTTGTACCTTTGGTATTTTATTATCTGCACTACTAACACACGTATCAGTTACACACTTAGATGGTGTCTTAAACAGCGTAAAACCGTCTTTAAGCGTACCTAGAGGTTCATCGCTACAACTATAAGCTCTTTTAACTTCATCGCCACGTATGATGCAACTTTGATACCCTGCATTGCAATTCCAACCTTTAAATTTGTTAAAGCCAAATGCATTTAATCTTTCTGCTTGATCTAATTCGTATGTTACTCCTTGAGCATCTTTGAGCCTGACTTGAGGAGTGTCTTGCTCTGATTCTGTTTGGAGGATTTTTGTTTGTTCTTCCGTGTAACCACTGACCACAAATGACGCAGTTGGGTCGCTTTGTGGCTTAAGAGTAACATGTATTCCTCTATCAATAAATCGTAATGATCTTTCATAATATTCCTTCCATAGTTCGGGTACCATAACTTGATTAATTGTTACTAGTACTCCTCCTTTCATAAGCTGTAAACACTTATCTCCAAATTCTTGTTCATTTGCAAACTCTGCATGAAAACTTGCTGTAATACTTCTACGTTGCAAATCTTTAGTTGTCTCTAACCATTTATTCCACCATTTACTTCCTGGTGATAAATTTGTAGTCATATGTAAACTTTGATATTCTGGTGCTGTATCACTACAGTAATACTCTATGAGTTCCCCAAAGTTTTTATATGCTGTTGGTTCTCCGCCACTAAAACTAAAATGAAACTGTGTATAGTTGTTATCTCTTGCTTGGCGTTTTATTTCATCAATAGTATGTTTATATAAACTTAATTCTTGATGGTCTGGCTTATCTGTATTTGCATAAGGCCAACAATATGTACATTTATAATTACAAAACCGTCCAAGGATCCAGCTAACATTAAACAACGGATTGTCTAACATTGTTTTTTGTCCTAAAGACGTTATATTATTAAACGGAATCGTTTGCATACTGTTGTTCTAACCATTCAAAGTTATTTATTAACCCCAAATCAGCGCCGACAGAAAGGCCAAACTGCATACCAGCATTAGCACCTCGTAACGCATATCTACTATGTATTCCATCAGCATGAGTAGTCCAAGTTTTAAGTCTATCATTTGTTTCTTCCTCTAGTTGTCCTTGTATTGTTTTGCTTGCCAACTTTGCACATTCTCTAAACGCACCACGCCATGTACTTAATGGGTCTGTGTTGAACGCAGTAATGTTGCTAACATTTGGCATTGCTTTAAATTTATCACTAATACTAGTAGTCATATCATTTGTTGTAGTGTCCATTTTTAGTGTAAGCATACGTGGTAATAACTTAACACCACCATACCCGTATTCTAATCCGTTAACAGGATTCTTTGCTCTCCACACATGAACACAATCTAAATCGTAACTACTGACTTCGTGATCAAATTTAAAATCGTCTACTATCTGAGCGTCACCATCTACAACCCAAAACATTTTTGTAAAACATTTTTTAGCACCTGCTACGTGTGCTTGGTGAATTCCTTTAACGTCTTTAACACGCTTTGCCATTGGATACTGTTGTTTAAGTTTATCCCAATTACTATCAGCGTTTGCTTCACCGTAACTTATAAAAACAATATCATACATGTGGTGCTATCTCGTTAGCTAGTTCCTCTTGTATTACCCTATCTACATGACAGTTATCTGGAAACCTGTCGCTGTCTGTCATAATTTTAATTACGTTTTCGTACTCGTCAACTATAGTTTTAAACTCTGTATCTTCACCTTCTGGTAACACAGGAATATTAAGTTCAGGTTTTTGTCTAGCAAACATACGTAAACTTTCTGCCGCATTTTCTGTTAGGTCTGGTCTACGTCTACGAACATTTTCTGCTGTACCCCAGCTACTAATTAATGGTACTGGTCTTCCAAGTATCTTATCCATCCATTCACGATGTACATATTTTATAAAAGTGTACTTACTAATATCTTTAGGTAGTTTACCCCAACCTTCAATTACTAACCAAGGTATACCTGTTTCCTCATAAATTGCTTGTGCGCCATCTAATGCTATTGTAAGTAATTCATCACTTATCTCTTTAATGCTGTTAGCATTTTTAATTTTATCTTCGCTTTGGTCGTAATACTTTTGCAAGTCATATAGTCCTGCTTCATCTGGCCATAGACTTCTTTTTAAATCTCTGCAAGGCTCAGTAAGCATCCATATAATTAAGTTAGGTTTATAAAATACTGGACTAGTAAAACAAGGTGCAAGACCTAATGCTTCTTCAACTTTAAAAATTGCTTCAAAGTTACCTGATCCACCAAAGGCATAGTTAGCAGTAGCATGACCCATTTGATCTAAGTTATAACCAAAGCCTGGCCATACAACTTGAAAAGGCTTAGGTGCAGAACCTTCTAAGTATTTGTCTTTGTTCCATGGTTCAAATAGTTCTGGGTGTTTAGGATTTGCACAAGCAGGTCCTGGAATAATAGTTCCCCATTCACCTAGTGCATTACTGTCACCAACAATTAAAATTTTCTTCATCGTGTGTTTCCATAATGGAATACTTCTAACTTTTTAGACTCGAACTCTCTCCAAGGATCAACTACAACACTTCCTTCACTAAGATAACAGTAAAGAGTTGGATGTGCTAATAATGCTACGGCTGTAAAAGGACCTTTTTGCGGACTAGCCATTGGATCAACTTCAATACAATGATAGCCTGCTTCTTTACAATAATGTCCTACTAACAAACTGTAACTTCCGTCAGTATATGGTACTCCTGGTTTATATGCAATGCCATTTAACAAAATTGGTAAAGAACGCTCCTCAGCAATCTTAATCAAATAATTTGCCATATTTTTAGCCTGCACTTCTCTTGCATTCATTATAGCATCAAATATATCATATTGCAACCCCAAGTTTTGAGCCATGTAGCGTAGAGCTATATTATCTCTTGGGTGACATGCTCCTCCATCGCCCATTCCTGCTTTCATATAACTTGGACCCATAATACGTTGGTCGCTTTTAGCAAGTGCATTAGTTACTACATCAACATTAATATGTCCTTGCTTTTCTGCAACATCTTGTATCATATTAACTAATCCAATTTTTGCACTAATAAATGTATTGTAAAATACTTTAATACATTCGCACTCGTCCCACGTACCAATTTCATAACGTGGATCGTTTTCCATTATAGTTTTGTAAAAGTCTACTAATTCTTTTGCATCACCTGTAGTACTTCCATCGTCTGTGCCAATCATAATCATTTCAGGATTGACCATATCCCATGCAACTGTACCCATTGCAATTAAATACGGATTGTAAACAAATCTAGTATTAGTTACTAGTGGTGCAAATTCTCTACGTACTGTGCCTGGTAATACTGTACTAATTAATACAAGTAATTGATCTTTATTCATGTGCATGTTTGCTTCACGTATGCAATCAATTACAATGTCGTATCCAAAGTCTTTAGGTTCTAAATGAGCCGTAGGTGCTTTGCCATCATAGTCTGGATGATGCGGAGTAGGTACTGCAATGAATACAATATTTCTATCCTTAACAGTCTCTTTGATACTAGAACAAACTGTTACTTTGTCGCTCTTAACATTAACAACATCATACCCTGTTACATCATGCCCCTTTTCGGCAATAACTTCTGCACAAGGTAACCCAAGTTTTCCTATACCAATAAACCCAATCTTCACTATGATCTCCAATCATTATATACGTACATAAATATAGTAGTATTTATGGAAAGTATACCTTATGAAGTTAATTAAAGACTCTATCATGCATAACCCGTTCATTCAACAGCCAAAAACTACGCTGTCGATTGAAAAGTTAAAAGATCAAATAGTACTAAGTCAAGAAGCGTTTGGTGATGTGTCTGTTGTACATGCGTTAATTGATTATCCTAAATGGCAGAAAGATGTTAATATTTTTCAGTATGTTAAACAACGAGCTCAGTCAAAATTAAGAAAAGATCCAAAATGTTTTTTCTTTTTTGATGCTAGTACCGAAGGCTTTAGTACAATACACGATGCTCCGTTTTTTGATGTACTATATTATAGTTGTAAACAAGCAAGAGTAGATCCTGAAAAAATTATTTTCTTTAGTTCAAACATGTACGACAACGATAATATTATACGTTATAATATGGAACACGGGATTGAACGATCAATTAAAGTTGTTACATTTAATAATTTTGAAAGTATGATATTTGGAATAGCAGGTGCTATGAAGCCTGGTAATGCTATTGGACAACAAATTGAAAAGAAACCTATTGAACTTATTTTGCAAGAGCGACTAGAAGAAGAAATAGAACAAACAAAAAAACGTTACACAGGTAAATCATTTTTAAGCCTAAGTCGTGTTAACAGGCCACACCGGACGTTAAGTGCATATGAAATTTTTCACAGTGATTTATACAATCACGGATTAGTAAGTCATAACAGATTTGATAAAAAAACTATCAAACATATGGAAAGTTATCTGTTACCAATAGGTTCAAATATTAGTCGGTCTAATTTAAAAACTTGGAATAAAAATATTCTACCTCTTACAGTTGATACAGAGGATTTTATAACTAATCATGCTTTAAGTCTAAACAGCTACTTGCATCAGCAAACATTATTTCAAGTTGTAAACGAAACATTTGCAGAAAACTGGAACGGTACTAGCTTGTTCTGGAGTGAAAAAACATTTAGAAGTATATACCATTTACAACCATTTATTATATTTGGTCAGCATCAGTGTAATCAGAAATTACAAGACTACGGCTACAAACTATATACTGAGTTATTTGATTATAGCTTTGATGATGAACGAGATACATACAAGCGTTGGACTAAACTTAAAGCACAAATAACTAGGCAAGTAGACCACCTACAACAGTTAGATCCTAAAAAAGCAATCAATTGGAAGTTTAGATTTGCAGATATATCTGTACACAACCTTAAAACTATGATACAAGAAAAGCATACTAAAAACGTTATGTTTGATTTGGTTAAATATTTAAAAGAGAAAAAGAATGAAGAAACTAATACATAACCATCCTAGAAGGATTTTTACATTTGGCTGTAGTTTTACTGGATATCAATGGGGTACATGGGCAAACATACTAGGTGTAGAATTTCCTGAAGCAGAGTTTAGAAACTTTGGTCGTAGTGGTGCAGGTAATCAGTATATACACAACATGATTATGCAGGCTGATAACATATACAATTTTGATCATAATGATTTAGTTATTGTACAATGGACTAATGTATGCCGTGAAGATAGATACTTACCTGAAAAAGACGGTTGGCTAGTTCCAGGTAATATATTTTCGCAAGGATCCTACGATGAACAGTTTATTGAAAACTACTTTAGTGAGTTTGGATCTTATGTTAGAGATTTTGCACTAATTAAAAGTGCCCATCAATTACTTAAACATCGTACTAATCATCACATGATTAAGATGTTAGATTTTGAGTTTTCAAACCAGTGGGATCTAAAAAAGAATCCTAACTTAAACTTACAAACACTTACAGAAATGTATGACGAAAGTTTACATCAAATACTACCTAGCTTTTATAGTACACTATGGAACAATAACTTAGAGGCTAAAATAGCAAAAGATAGAAAGATTGTACATAAAATATTTCAAGACGGACACCCTACTCCACTTGAACATTACGATTACTTAAAAAACGTATTCAAGCATGACTGGAGTGATAATACTGATCAAGTAGTAGGTGCTACACAAAAGACGTGGATCAAACTAATGAAAGGTGCTTGTCTAGGACAACCTGGTAATGGCTTTAGTTTATATGAAATGAAACCGCGTTGGTTAGATATGTTAAAGTACGAAACTATTATGCGTCCTAATACGCAAATTAATCCGTTAATACATCAATAAGTTCTGGGAACGTTTCGTTAAAAGAACGATTACGTATTTTATCAAAATACATATTTTTAGATTTAAACAAATCATTTGCACTTTGATCAAATGTTGACTTGTGCAAGTAATCAATAACACCATTTACATATCTTAAATGTTCTGTATGCGTTACTGTATTTGCGTATGCTTGTAACTTATCTATTGCTGTATGTCTTTGTTCATCTGTTAGTGCATTAAAACTATAATGATTAGGTTCAACAATATTATAAAGCGTACTGTTGTTTACATCAAACCCTTTGCTAGACATATATTCTAAAAAGTCTACAAGTGTTAATACGTTGAACGCACTTACTACGCAATTAAAACTAATAATTACATGCGGACTTTCTTCTTTAATAATTTTTAAGTTCTGTTCAATAGTTGGCCAGTCAGTACCTTCTCTAATATACTCACCCCTGTTTCCATAGCCGTCAATACTTGCACGTACTTCAACGTGTTTAAAATTATTCCAATACTCTGTAATACTTTTCTTCTTAAAAAATAAATTACTTAGATTACTGTTGTATTGTAGTACAGCATCAGTCTTTTTATTTTCAATTAAATAATCTAAAATATCATAGTGCTTATCTGTAATAAGAGGTTCACCGCCTGCAAAATAATAATCTTGGATACCTTTAAGGTACGGCTTAAACTGTTCAAACAAATTATCGTTGTTGTCGCCACCTGCAAAAATATATACAGGTTTCTTTTCACCTTGCTTGTTATCTTCTACAGCCCATGTAGAACTGTAAGTACTACTACAGGTTCTGCATTTAAAGTTACAAATGTTACTCCAGCGTACATCAAAATATAATAACTTCATTATATCTAACGAACCGTCAAAATTGGTTTCGTCTTTTATACTGATGTGTTTTTTAAATCTATTATTTTGTGCAATTCTATTGCTTTCTATTCCTGCTTCTTCGTGCTTCCAACATTGTGTACACGCACTAGGCTTTTCGCTGTTCAATAACGCTAGTCTTAGTTTTTTATATTCTTCACTATTCCATATTTCTTTAATAGTGTTCTTACGTGTGTTACCAAGAGGTTGGCGCCAATCGCCTATACAACAAGGAAGTACGTTGCCGTCTGGATTAGCATAGAAATGAATCCAAGGAAGTATGCAAAATGTATTACTTTCCGCAGTCATTATAAAAGCCTTCTAGTTCTGGAAAAGTTTCTACCAAGTTACAGTTACGTCTACGATCAAATTCTTTAAACCAGTTATGAAAATCTCTACGTGCTTGTTCTAGCTTACGTGGTTCATAGTGTGTTGTACGCATATACTCTACTACACGTTTAAACTTTTCATATTCTAATCCTGTAAACTTAGTACGATTGTTGTCGTCTTGGTTATCTTTAATAAACTGTAAATGTTTTTCCATATACGGCATAAATTCTTCTTTAGGTAAAATGTTCATGTCATATATACTTGGTTCTTTTAAATGAGGTGTATCAAATCTAACACGTTGCCACTGTGTAGCATTGTCGTCACTATTATATTTGGTACGCCACTCTAGTATTTTTTCTAATAGTTGGGTAAAACTAGTTACACCAAATATGTTAAATGTAATCATAAACGTTACAGGCCAGTTTGTATTGCTTAGATAGTAATCTAAGTTTTGTTCCCACAACTTAATGTCTAAACCAGTACGTGCATATTCTGCTCTTGGTCCCCAAGTATCAATACTAGTGTATAATTTAAAACTTTTAATCTTGCCTTCTGCTTTTAAACGCTTAACTGTTTCAGTTAGTCTTTCAACTAGCTTGGGCTTAACACCCATGTTACTGTTTACTTCAATTTGTATGTGTGGCTTAGGATCGTTATCTAACTTTTCTAACAGTTTCCAAAAACTTTTATGCATTAATGGTTCGCCACCTGTAATACGCAAAATGTTTAGTGTCTTACTAAGTTCAGGCCACCATTCCCAGAACGCTTTTACATATGGATTAGTATCTTCGTCCTTCTGTACTTCAAACCAATCAATGTCTTGCCTATGTGTACTTGACATGTCGTATGGTCCGTGTTGTTTTATTTCGTTCCAGTACCTACTAGAGGCTTTAGGGTGACAGTATCCACACTTAAAATTACATTCATTACTAAAACTAATTTCAATATACTCAGGATTTACGTTAAAATCCGCCCCTTTTTGTTTTATTTCCGCTACTCTTTCAGGCGTGTATATACTTGCAGTTTTAATATGTCTATCACTTACAAAGTCTTTACCCATTGCTTCAATTTTCCAACAGTAACTACAACCGTCTGGTTTATCTCCACACATCATTGCACTACGTTCAGATTTCTTTTGCTTTGTGTTGTGCAACGCACTAGGATTTCCTTCTAATTCTTCTAAAGGAATTTTATGCGGAGCAGGATGGTAACAACTATGTGTTTCTCCTGTTGCAAGATAGATAGTTGTGTGATGCCACTTTGCTAAACAGAATGTTGGAGAGGTTTCATCCTCAATTTTAGGCATTAGTGTTTTAATTTTTTCTAATTCATTCATTTACGAATAACTCTGTCTGTGTTAATGTATACTTGTTTGAAAAAATGACTTTGTTCATCGTCAAACGGTGCAGACGAGATAGGCAATCCACACTCGCTACTAAGTCGTTGACCTAATTCTTTGCTGTACACTAATGGGTCTTTATCTTTTGTTTCTTCCCACAGTTTATTAAGATATGTAAAGTCTCTTGTTTGCACAAAGTCCCAATCTGTACATGTTGTCATGTAACAACCTTGCCTTGCACCCATTACACTCCATATACCATTGTCTACATCAGCACCAACTTGCATCCATATCAACAAACGCTGATGATTTTGCCACCAAGTATCGTTTGCAAGGTCTTTAACTTTAGCACCTCTATTCAAACTCATCTTAACACCTTCACGGAACCCTGCTCTCCATGCTTGATGAGGAGTTGCATTAATAAGACTTGTACTATAGTTGTCATTTAGTTGATAGTAATTATCAAAGTAACAAAATTCAATACTAGTATCATCTCCACCGTCTGTGTTTTCGTGTGTTTGCATATTCTTTACAAAGTCTTTAGTCCACATTTTTAAACTGCCGTTGCCATACTTTAGTCCGTTAACATTAATGTGTCCACACCAACTAAATTGATAGTCATCGTCAACTTTTAATTCATCTAAATCCAATACTACATTTAAAAACTCTGGATCAATAATTGTATCACCATCTACTGTAACAAAGTGTTTAGTTTCGCTTAGTTCAGCACAGGCTTTGTGTGCCGCATCTGATCCTTCTACTCCATGTACACGCTTTGCCCACGGAACTTTATTAACTAAATCAACAAAATTCTTCTCACAGTTAGGCTCGTCATAACTTAAAAAGATAATATCCTGTTCAGCAATGTTTATTTTCATTTGATTACCTCGTACATGTATCTATCAAAGTTTTTAATTGTATATACGCTAACTGGTTTTGCACTAAACTCAAAATCACTATCAAAAGGCAGTACTACATATTTTACATCTGACAAATCAGCAAAACTAAAACTTAATGTTTTTAGTAATATATTTGGATCATCTTTTTCTGTAATACTAAATGTTATCGTGTTTTTAAAATTAACTTTTTGTGCTAAAATGTTTGCTTTTAAGTCTCCGCCAATGGTAATTTTCCAACATGTATCTTTAACATTTTGTAATACATGAATATCAGGTACTTCAGCTGATGTACTTGGCAGTTGATATATTAGATCGTCTACTAGATAACTGTCAATGCTAGTGTTAGAACGCTGTCTAAGTTCATATTGTTTAGCACGTTTAATATAGTGTACGTAATAGTAGCTAAGAGGTTCTTGTCCTGAAATTATACCTTTAATTTCATGCTCCTCTACAGGGATATAACTTCCGTCTTTAGGTTTATAGTTAGGTACTGAAATAATATCTCCGTTAGTAGGATCAAATACTACATACCTTTCTTGCTTAGGTAACTCTATACTTAGTTTCATATGTTAAGATACCTTTCGTACTTTTGTATTTTAGATTCGTCTAAAAATTCTTTCTCAGTATAATGGAAAATACCTTGCTGTTGATGATTACCTATTTTTAATTGTAAGTCATCTGTTAGATATGCCCCTACTCTACTACGCCAAGTTTCACTAGGGTTATACCAACCTTGTATTCTAGGCTTCATATGTGTAAAACTAGGAAACGTTACTTTCTTGTTTGTAATTTGATCTTCACAATCTAGTATCTTTGTAACGATTGCTGTACTTGTGTCAACACTTAGAAAGTTTTGATACTCTTTACTTGCATACTGACCGTAAAAGAACTGCCAGTTATTCATTACAAGCTCTAACCATGAATAAAAGTCTTTAGCAAAATCACATTTTTTAAAGTAATGAAAGCCTGCATATACGTTTGGTAAGTTATTTGCAATATATGTTTTACGATAGTAAGTATCATTTACTACTTCGCCTCTGTATGTGTATACTTTGCTAGTATAGAACACTTCATAGTTGCTTAAAAAGTTCCACCATGAGTCTAAGTTTTGTAATACAAGCATATCTGTGTCCATTACAATAGTTTCATCATAAGGACTAGCATGATATAACTTCCAACGGTTAGCTACTTTCCATGCCATGTTAGCGGAATCGTCTTCCCATGGTATTTCTTTGATAACATCAAACAGATCTACATACCTAGATGGTACTGTATCGTTGGTTAACAAACAAACTTTAGTGTCATTAGTAGCTCTAATACTCATAGCTAACGCACACGCTTGTTCTACGTAGTCATATTCGCTGTTTTGTGCTATTAAAACTATCCCTTTAGTCATTGTCTATGATCCTATTCAAACTGAACTTGTTCATAACGTGAACACTACTACCTTTAATACGCAAAGGTGTGTATTCGCCAAGGTGTCCTTCTTTTTCTAATAAAAATAAAAAGTTGTCATCATTTAATTCCCACAATATATCTCTATCTGCTGTGTAATACTTTTTGCCTGGTAACGAACTTGCAAAACTACCTGTTTGATATCCGTTCATAATATGTATTGCAATACTAAACACCCAATCATTACGAAACGTTGCTTTATTAATTTGAAAAATACTGTTGTAGTGTTGCCAGTTATCTTGTATGTGTTGTGTTAAGTTAAAAAATGTTTCTACTTCTTTGCTTTTCTTAAAGTATACAACAGTAGCCCAATAGAAGTCTACACTAGTTTCACTAATTTTAAGGAATTCTGTATTATCTCTAAATCCTGTTAGGTCTTTTGCGTCTTTATATATTAAGAAATTGTGTTCTTGTGTAAAGCAATTTTTAAGTACATCATTTGCAATGATATAATCACTATCTAATAAGATAGTTTCATCATACGGGCTTAGTTCGTATGCTTGTGTTCGGAGATCGTTTTTAAATTCAAGTTGTTTGTACACACCTGATCCATCAAAGTATCTCTTTTCGCTAAGACCTCTAGCAAATGGAACTTCGATTACTTGATCAAATACAGTATTATAGTCAGTATACGTTTCTTTCATATACTCAATACTATCTGTAACAATAGTCGTTGGAATATTAAGATATTTAGTAATACGTTTTGCTAGATAATGAGCTTGTTTAATGTAATCAACTTGTGCATTATTCCTAGCAAAGATTAATGCGCCTTTACTCCTCATATTCTACAAGTCCAGATACCTTACGCTGACTTCTAATTTTTTCGTATGCAGTTAGGTATTCGTTTGATGCTGTAAAATAGATATCTAATACATCACTAAGGAAGTCTTCTACGTTTTCAACCTTTACAGGTATGTCATTGTCGTCAATTAACACTACAGACTCCTGACCTGTTTGTACTAACATATTACAGAAGTTCATTAGGTCTTTGCTTACGGAGAATTGGCCACCGTTATGATAATGGATTGCACTTTCGTAAAACTTTTCTTTTAAGACTCTTTTTTGGTTGTTAAGAGTAGTCATGTAATTGGCAAATTCTAATGCCTTTTCAAGACGTTCATCCATACTTATTCTCCTTTAGTGTATTATACACTATTTAAAGAGAAAAAGCAAGCCTTAACTTAGATTTGAACTGCCGTTTGTGGAGTAATTTGGAGAAGCTACTTCTACTGCCGCCCCTGTTGGACGTAATTGTGTTATTGTACTGTTTAGTACACCTTCTACGTTTTCGTCTGTATTTGGGTTACCTGTGTTATCATCGTTAAATGTAACTTTGAAACGTAAAACTGTAGCACTTACTTTGGATCCTTCGATTTTGTAATCGTTTGCGGCATATAGCCCTGATCCTGTTTTTTCAAAAAGCTGTTGATAGCTAGAATCTAAATCATGGTAACCAATTGCACTACCGCTACCTGAACCTGTTGCTGTAGTTGATGTATAGTTCATACTAACTGTACCCATGTTAACTAACATAGTCATCCAGTCAATTGTTTTACTACTTGATCCAACATATGTAATGTTAGAAGCAAAGCGAACAGTTCCGCCTGCATTAAAAAAGTGTCTTTGATGATCTGCATCTGCAAACGTTACATCAATAATATGTGAAATTGTACCGTTCCAGGAAGTAGTTCTAGTACCTGCAATGGCCGCTTCTGCTGTTGTTTGGCTAAGATGTGCTACAAATTTATCATTCTCAAGTGTTGTAGCAAGATTTTCAAATTGTACAATACCTTTTTTGTTAATTGTATCACTATCTAACACAAGGTCAACATTTTGTGTAACAAGGTTAATCTCGGCTGGTGTTGCACCTGTTTGGTGAATACGTCCGTTTGCCATATCACTATATAATTGGTTGATGTCGATTGCTTGTACGTTATCAGAAACTCCAACTTGGGCACTACTTAAATTTTGACCGTATCCGTCATCACCTGACCCTACGCCCATCACAGTAGCAACTCGTGATTGTAAGCTGTTGTACCTTGCCGCTGTAATTATATCGCCGACTGCCATCTTATTCTACCTCTATACTTTTAGAATGGCTTCAATTAAGCCTTCTTCGTTTGATTCTGGTTCCCAACTCTCTAAAGCAATACCTACTAAGAAGTGCCCTTCAGCTCTAATAGTATGTCCTATTCCTTGTGAGTCAGCATAAATTGCTTCGCCTTTATTAATAATACCTGTTACTCTTACTGGAACACGCCCTTTAAGTGCAACTGCTTGGCCTTCTGCCTCGCTATTCATTAAGAACGCTGGTTTAGCACTAATTACACCTACTGGAATTTCAGTTGGTTCAATAGCTCTTACTTCTGCGTCTAAATCTTCGTCAAATTTTGGAACACTAACAATAGTTCCTGTTGGTAATTCTTCTGCTGTTTTGTAAATCTCAGCCAAGTCAGCGTATTCTGCTGAAGTTGCTGTACCTGTAAATTTGTTTGCTACTAAATTACCACTTGCATCTCTAACTGCTACTGTGTTATTAGTTGCCGCTGTATCTGCATTACGGTAGTTTGCGCCTACTTGCATTTTTTGTGCGTTTTCTGCTAATCCATAAAAGTTAGTGGCATGCATTTCGCTGAATACTGCACCTGTTGCACCAATTGCATATGCGTTAGTAGAACCAGGCATAATACCTGTGTCTTGTATTGTTGCTACATGTTGCTCAACACCACCTACATTATCAACTTTAAGTTTAATTTTAGTTCCAACGTCATTTTTAATAACGCCTTCGTTGTCATTTTCAACATAGATTTTTAAATCACTTGAGTTACCAATTGAAATACCTGCATCTGCAAAACTAACAAGTGATGTAAATGATCCTGAACCTGCTAATGCAAAGTCAGTAGCACTATAGCCACCTAGTTTTAATGAGTTACTTGCTGTACCCCAGTAATAATCCTGTGTACTTGTAACACCGCCTGTTGCGTTTGTTGTATTTCTTAGTGTTAAACCTTTTTTGACAACATCAAATCCTGTAATAGCATTTGACGGATCTGTATTATCAATAGTAAATGTTGCACCTGAAATAATATAAATTGTTTCATCGTTAACAACAGCCTTAATAACTAATCTGTTTACGTTAGTTGTATCTCTAACGTTAGCTGAAACCATCTGTGTAACAGTTGTACCTGCACCTTGTGGTCCTATTAGTACATAACCTGTACCGCTATATGCGTATAATTGTTCGTTTGTTGAATCCCACCATAGGTCACCTGTTGCTAAACCTGCTGGTGCAGTTGCGGCAACTTCAGCACCGCCTGTAGTTCTAAACTTAGATCCATCATAAAATTTTAGCTTATTAGCCCCCGAGTCGTACCAAACCTGTCCTGAAATGGCTTTTGGAGGTTGGTTAGCACCACTAAAGTTTTCTAATAAGTGTAAAAAGTTCTCGTTCTGAATTTCACCGTAACCGGCGTAGTTTTTACCAACTAGTTTAATATCACTAGTTTGATCCACGGTTCCATCTTCAACAACTGTTAAAGTAGTTCCATTATATCTATCAATAGTATATGCCATTTCTTTTCCTCTATGTTACTATTTATCTCTTACCACAAGCCGCCGCTTGAACCAAGATCGTTATCAAATACCCATGCACCTGCGGCAACTCTAAAGCGTTTTAAACCACGTGATATAGTAACATTTACGTTACCTGAAGCTGATGCAAACGCAACGTCCTGTACTACACTCTGATTTAACACACCGTTAGCATCTACTGCAACGTATGAGATGTTTTTAGCCGCGTCTACGTCAATACCTGTAACTGTTGCTCCTGCAATAGTTGAAGTAGCTATGTACGCATATGTTCCGGTTTTCTTATTACTTGCTGGATAAATGTCCTCGATGATCGTTGAAATGTTACTATTAGATAATCCAGTGATATCTAAACTCATTACAACTGGTTCTAAGTTAATCTGATCATCAACATAAAACTTAGTAGCGGCATCTGTATTAGTTGTTGGTTCCGCTAGTCCAGTAATTTTTTGGTTATTAGTAATTGTAATACTTCCAGTACTTTCTAGTTGTAATGGAGTACTAGTTGAAATCTTTGCACCTTCAATATTAGTTTGATCAACATTAAGCTGATTCAATGTACCAATGTCTGTAAGTCCAAGTGCTTGTGTTACTGTTGAACCTAATTCTGTTTTGTTTAATACGTTAACACCTTCAGCTTTGTACCACTTAGTTGCAACAACGTCAATGTTTTCACTTGATGTCCAAGCACCTGTAGCATTTCTCCAAACCCATTCTTTATCAAGGTCGCTGGATTTAAGAATAATTCCGCCAAAGTCTACGCCTGCATTATCTAATGATGTACTATCACTAGTAATACCTAATTCAATGTTTTTATCTTCAACTCTTAAATTTTGTGTTTCAATGTTAACAGCTGGTGATGTTAAAAATAAGTTACCATCAACTCTCATATCACCACCAACGTGTAACGTATGCTGTGGTGTATCTTTAAATATACCTAAGAATGATTCTGATGTGTCAATAGTTACTGCATCTACAAAACCTGTTGCTTTTCTAACTCTAATTTTATAATCATGATTTGATAATTGGTTTTCGTTAACAACGCTAGTTCCAACTACCTTTTGAATATTGTTTTGTGCAGTACCAATTGTAATACCACCACTGTTAGCAACTGTTACTGTTCCGGTTGTAACTGAGTTACTGTCTGCTGATAAAAACTGCGAAGCACTTTTGGCTACGCCTGCATTATCAACTAGTGCCGCGGCACTATCTGCTGAGCCTCTAAATACAAAGTCTGTAACAGTTGAAATAATATTAAAACCTTTCTTAATATTAGCAAGGCCTGTAATGGCATATGCCGCCGCTGGAGTAAATTCATTGTTTGAAAA